TTACTTGGCTTTATCGATGAAGAATTTTATTGAAAGGGCTTTGTTATCAAATGACTTATTTGAAAGGTCGGGGATCATTTCACCTGACTTCACATCAATATAAGACCCCTGATAGTCACGTTTATCATACACGCGTGCGGTATAACCCTCAGCAACCTTTACTGAAGACATCTTACCACCGAAATTAGGCATATATTCCCAATATTCATAACCCCCATCGAGCAATGGAGTATCCCCCATAATGTTTACCCAGTCGCCCTTATAATAGGTTTCTGCATAACCAATCGCTTTAATAACCTGAACAGATGATGCTGCTTTGTTCATTTCGATGCCTGTCCGGGTCATATCATATTGAGATTGAGCTTTATATAGAGATGAAGTTCCTTTGAACTGACAGTCTGTGAATAAACGTATTCCCAATGAACCTTTTGGCAGCGATAAGGACGACACTTCGTCATTGGCTTCAAAACCGTTTTTCATCTTCACACCGGTTAAGCAAGCGATGTCCCCGGTGACATCCAGGCTATCACCCGTTAAACCAGAATTCTGGAACAGTGTGGCTTTAAGACCGTGCACCTGTTCTGGCTCTGGCTCTGGCGTTGGTTCTGGTTCGGGTTCTGGCTGCGGTTGTGGATCAAAGCTGGTGACGACGATTTTAGCGACAGTTGCCGGGTTAGGTGAAATACGCTCAATGACAACGGTTTCACCGAGAGAGATATCTTTCTCATCCGACTTAACGTGTGTAATAGTGCTATCTTCAGTCACGGTGCTGAGTTTGCATTTTCCATTATCGCAATAGAAGATGGAATTGCCTTTTTGCTTATCATCAATGATTTTGGCTATATAAGAAGAACCATCCTCACTGTGAAGTATCGCTTTATCAAAATCAACGAATACGTATGGCACGTTATTGATTTTCGACACGCTCATCGATTTCACGCTGCCATCAAAAATCACCGGATTTTCACCATTCAGCATATCTTGCGTCACAGTCAGTTGACCCAGTACAGCCTTGTTCGGGTAGTCACGAGTAACGGTTATAACTGAACCCACTTTCAGGCGACTCTTGGCCTCAAAGTTGGTACTCAATGAAACCTCTTTTCCATAGTGGCTCACACCGGCATAGTAAGATTTAGAGCCTTCGCTATTAAAGAGATAATCCCCGTCGACAGACGCAGTAAATCCGTAGCCACTTTCGTATTTGCTTGAATCAATGTTCACAACAACGTGAGTTTGACCATTGAGCAGGTTGACAAAAATAGCTTTCAGGTCGTCCTTATCAATAATCGGGTCTTCGGGCTCATCGGAATCATCCGGCAGCGGCGTGTTTTTTACTTCTTTAACGATATTACCCAGTTCGTGTTCCGGGGTATCACCACTGATATCCCACAGGATTGCGCCACCAAAGCCTTGCGCATTGATATAGTCAACTTTTTCCTTAATAGACTGCGGATCGTCATAGGTCAGGAATTCTTGCTTGGTTTTGCTGTAGAGATACGGTACGTGTGACTCAGAGTCCCAGTAGCGCGTGTATTCGCCAGTGCTCAGTTTTTGTTTCAGCACATACCACGGGTTGGTACCTGTTAATTGATCTGCATCGTCCCATGCGCCTTTGACAGATGCGGCACCGGTGTTGAACATGCCCGGTAAACCAGGAATCAGCTCGGTTCCAGGAACATGGCCCCAGCCACGACCGTAGTAAGGGATCCCCATCATCAGCTTGGCTTTTGGTACTTGCCAGGTTTCGACGTAAGCAGTCATGGTGTCGGCCACGTTCAGCTCTTTATCTTCATCATGGCTGTTTTCATACAGTGGTGCGTTATGACCGGTTAATGGATCAAAAGCACCGTGGATGTCATACGCCATCACGTTTACGCTATCCAGCAATGGCGCGGTCACAGCCGGGTTGATGTACTGAATGTTGTTGTGGTTGGTGGTGACTGCCGCAGAAAGTTGATAGTACTTATCATCTTTAAGACCCTGTGCATCCAGCTTGCTGCGTAGAGACTGGATAAGCTTGGTGAATTGCGCTTTTTCAGCTTCGGTGTCCGGGTATTCCCAGTCAATGTCCAGGCCGTCGAAATTCCACTGCGCCATATAGCTGACCATGCTGTTGGCCAGTTTCTCAAGACCTGCATCCGTAGCAGTTGCGTTTTCGAAGACACCTTCCTGAGAGTTATTCCAGCCACCGACAGAAATCATATGCGCCACGTTGGCCGCTTCTGTGCGTTTATCCAGATCTTTGATCAGGCTCGGAGCTTTGTCGGTGTCATGCATGGTCACTACACCGTCTTTGACCACCGCAAAACCGTAGTTCAGGTGGGTCAGGCCAGAGTAGTCAACTTTATCCGGGGTAAAGAAGTTATGTGCTTCATACACACCCCATTCCGGGAAGTAGCCAATCACTTTACGCTCAGCAGCCACGCGGGCCTTTTCACGGGTCTGCAGATCGATTGCGTTCTGGCCGGTATACGGCGTGAACTGGAAGGTGGCGTAAGGCTTGATATTAATCGCATCGCCGGATTTCCAAACCGGATCAGTGCCCGGGCTGATGCCCTGATCAACCCACCATTGTGCAGTCCAGTAATATCCGAGGAAGCGAACGGTATCACCGCCTTTATAGGTGCGGTTCGGATCGTAGTCTTCGGAGATAATAGCCAGTTCTTGTTTCGGCGCGACTTCTGCTAAAACAGTACCAGGGAAGTTGTTTTGCGATGCTTCGGTATACGCAGTCCAGGTGTGACCACCATCTTTGGTGATCATCATCGAGTAATCGAGGCCTGAGAAGGTGTTCGTCTCGTCATTTCCCGCCACGGTGGCAGCTGACGAAATTATCGGGAATCCAATAGCTGAAAACAGGATTGCCGCAGTTAATTTATTTAAGCGCATAAATAGCTTCCAAATTTGTCCATAAACTCGTTATTCACGAGGGATGCAAAAAAAATACGCGCCTTTATATCATTTACATTGTCTGCATAGTATTTAATTATATATTAAGAACGAATAAATCAAACTTACCCATATGTATTTAAACAATAAAGATATATTCATCATTTAAATAAATGTTTTTGATGTCAATTATAATTAAATGTAATTATTGATAATAGGTGCAGAAACTGAGCTCACTATCAGCTTCTTTGGATGCCCAAGACAGACTCCTCAAAGGCCCTGATCTTGGCAGTAGTGAGTCAAAACGGGGCGGTTTTGGGGTTCACTCAATCATAAATTGTGGATCTGAAAAGACCCGTTTTGAGCGAGGTAGCGGGTAAGCGTAAAACTTTACCATTAGACGATGTCATAGCTATTTCTCTTGAATCATATTGGTTTGGATGCAGGAGGACTAGTATGCGGTCGTTTTTAAAAAGTATTTGTGTCTTATTGTTTTTATAATGAAAGCCATAGAACTTCACTTGTTTATTTTAATTTAAATGAGTCTTAAAAATACTTACGATTTTTTATTAAAAGCTTCGACGATGTGCCTGAAACCCTACCATATTGGGTACAAAATACGCGATGGGAATCAGTGAAGTCGATGCAGGACTAAGAAAATCCTGACATTCCGATTATTTTGGAACAGCTCAATAACGAATTCACATCGGTGGCTCTTTTTCAGAGGTCCCGGGGAAAATTAAAGATACAAAAAAGCCCGCAGGGCTTACGCCTTGCGGGCTTTCAGGACTTCGTTGGATGGCTCTGGTAACCATCAACCAAGAATTTGGTGGAGCTGGGGGGATTTGAACCCGCGTCCGAACTTTTCTAACCGGTTAAATGTAAAAGGCTTATTTTATTTTTCCGGTTCTGCGTATCCTTTACGGCTCTTTTGACGTACTTCCTCTGTCACTCCACTGTACGCTTTCAGGTAGGAACCATAATGCCTGAACAGCATCTCTGGCCCCTTGTGCCCCATCTGTCCGGACAGCCAAAACAGGTTGGCGTTCATGCTGATATGCATGGTCGCGAAGGTGTGTCGGGTCTGATACGGATTGCGATATCTGACTCCGGCTTTCTTCACCGCCGGTAACCAGGCTTTCTTCCGGATTGCGTCGGCACCAGCCCAAGGCTCCCCCGTCTTCGGATCCAGAAAAACAAACTCGCTGTGCATGAAGGAGAATTGCTTTTGCTCTTTCAGCGCGCGTAACGCTTCACCGTCCAGTTCTACTTTCCTTTTACCCGCCCGCGTTTTCGTTCCCTTCGTCACACCTTCAACACTGGCTGTCTGTATGTGCGCCGTTGCGCCAACAAAGTCGATGTAATCCCACCGCAGCGCGCACAGTTCCGAGCTGCGCAACCCTGATCTGAATGCAAACCGGAATAGGTTTTCTTCCTGTGGCGATCTGGCCGCTGAGAGTATGGCCGTAACTTCCTCTGGCTCGAATGGGTCAACGATGTATTCACTCTCTGCTGTTTCAGTATCGTTTTTATAACGCGACGCTGAAACCTGAGAGACCGGGTTTGTCGACAGGTAACCATCAGTCACCGCTTCATCTATCGCCAGGCCAAGGAACGATAGCCGGTTCCTAGTGGTTTTTAACGTCGTGGTCTGGTGCTTGATCCAGCTCTTAACGATTGCCGTGGTTATGTCTGAGACTTGCATTTTGTGCATGTCCTTCAACGCCGAACGGCATTTTTTATAACCGGTAATAGTTGAGGGGGCCAGACCGCGCAATTCGCAAAGAGTTATATATTCGTCCATATAGTCTTTTACGGATTTCGAACTCTGGTTATTCCCAAAAAGTTTTAACCGTGTGGACCTCGGGAATTGATCCGCATAATTGAAAACACCGCGTTCGATTTTATTGTGAATTTCTCCCAGTAACCTTTCGGCATATTTAATATTTTTCGGGTTCACATCGATATTAGAAAGGGGCTCACGGCATTTCACCCCTTTATATGTAAATGTGATATTTATGGTTTGGCCTGATTTGTGACTGCGTAACGTCACGCCTCTTGGCAATTTTGCCGGTTCCCTCTCGCCCACTTTGTTACCTCCGCAAGATCAATCCAACGTTCTTTTACGCCATCAACTTTTAACACCTGAACACCTTCCTTCCAGACGCCGCGCTGAATGCGCTTATTGATGGCCTCGATGGTTTCCCCGGTCGTGCTGCAATATGCACTGACTGGGACACAGTCCAAACTGATCATGCGAACCTCCACACATTGTTATCCGGCTGCACACCGGTTTAATGACCGACCCGAAATCGGCCGTAATATTTCCCAGAACGCCACCAGGGCATTTTCTCCCCGGGCGGCATTACTGGAGCAAACTCAGCTGGGACAAACCACAGATCCAGCATTCGTTTTACAAATACACTTCTTACTAAATGAGAACGCTCAGGCATTGCTTTCGCCTGATGATGATTCAACGGCATAAAGCTTCGTACCCGGCTTCACATCGAACCGGAAGAACCGGAAATCGATATCCCGGGTGATCCCCATATTGCGGTTCGTGCCAGACCACGCGACGATTTCGCCGACTGGGGGAGAAACAGGCTTTGGCGGGGAGATGAATTGTTCGCGGTAAACGGGAATCATTCCAGGCCCGGCATCCTCTTCACCTGCTTCCCCCTCGATGTGTCCACGCGCTAGATGTGCGTCATTCAGCCATGCAATCGGCACCTGATCGGCTTTCAGATACGATTTCGAGAACCACTTTTCATATGTTTGGCCCTCTAGTCTCTGAATGAGTTCACCAATCGGTAATGGCTTTATCAGTTCAAGCTCTGCCTTATCAGCCCGCTGGCGTTCTGCTTCGAGCTGGTCGAGTAGTGCTTTGGCTTGCTGCGCTGTGAGGGTGATGATCACCTCATCAGGCATGCCGTCAGTTTTTTGCTTCAAGACTTCAATAGCGCTCATTGCGGTGTCCTTAAATTTCGAATGCTAGCTGAGGTGTGAACCGGTCTTTCTCAGCGTCATAATCAAGTGAAGATGCGCTGTTGTAGGCCTCTATGCGCTCGACCAACACAGCTGCGCGCGTCTCTTTTGATGCCGGGGCGTATGCCGATTTATTCCAGGCTTTATCAATCCCAATATTTCTCGCTACGTTCGTGCTGTCAGCTGAAGAAAGCGGGATGTGAGTAAAGATGTCTTTGTTCAGCATTCGCAGTCCGTGAAGGTGGCTAATTGGATACCCGTTTTTATCAACAACGTTACTGATTAAATCGCGCAACTTTGCACGGCAAGAACGAGGCTTTTTTGCGTCATACTCGCCCATTGATCCAATACACACGCGCGGCCACTCATGACACAAACGAATAAAACGTTCGTCGGGCTCGTTCATATGCCAGACGGGTGCCCCGATAAACTTCCCGTGCGGCCACTCATCCAGAAGAACATCATTTTCCGCTCCGGTTCCGCCAATCACGTCAGGTATGACAGCGAACGAAAAGCGCGGGTGATTCATCCAGCGGGCAACAAATTCGTAATACCCAGACCAATCGCTCCTGTTTTTCTTTGATTTGCTCCACACCGAAAACGCACCATTATCAAGAGCAAAACTTTGAGTAACCTCGCTTGCCAGCGCCAACTGAGTTGGATGTTCATATGAGATAAATGCGTGCCGGCCTTTCCACGCTCTGAGAGCTGCTGTGTCTGGGGTTATAGGGCCGCCGTGGTAATGAATCATCAGCCACCCCGGTTGGTTGTCTCAGTCATGATTTGTGTCCCTCACATTTCCAGTCCCGGCATCCGTCGAAGTCGTAAGGATTTTCCTGCCAGCTGATTTTTCCGCAACAAGGGCAATTCCAACGTGTTTTACCTGATGATCTGCGGCGTTTCTGGCGCTTTAACCAGGCTGGCTGGCGCAGGCCCGCGCTTTGAATCATGGTTCGGCGGTCGAGCAGGTTGATATTGAATGTCCTGCGCTTTACGGCATCGGCTGTGGTGAACGGCAACCAGACCAAATCGGGACTCAGGAATGCAGGTAGTGGAACTACTGCTGCTTTGGAAAAATCGGTGGTGGGCGCATCGCACGCACTAAGCCAGTAAACATCGTTTCCATCCCAGGAACCTTTAACGAAAGCTACGCAATTTTCGTTAGTGTCATCAAAGGTGTTGACGCCTGGTATATGCTGGTGATCGACGTGGAAGACGGCGAGGGAGTCCACGCTATCTGCCGAAATCGGAAGATCAATATCCCGGCCAAATTCCCAAGCCTTTTGAGCCTCTTCCAGTGAGTAAACACGAGCCTTGCTGATATCAGAAGCATATCCCCGCCCATTTTGGCAGTGAAACGACATGTTGCTGCCAACTGTGTCGCGAAGGCAGGCCATATAGAAACGATCAGCCATGAGCGTTGCCCTCGTCAGCTGGTGCTGGTTCATCCGGGATTGATGCCCAGTGAGTAATTTGGACATCTTCATTGCTCAGGGCTTCAAGCTGGAATGACCACTGCCATTCACCGGTTTCTTTCTGCCCCATAGCCATCCACATAGAACGCCAGCCGATCACCCAGCCTTCGCCATTGGCATCAAAAAGAAGTACCTCGTCATTCGCTGATGGCAGCTCCACATCAACGGATACAGCTACATCGTTAAGCAGGTCACGCCATGCAACGGCTACCAGCTGGCCGCCAAGAATTCCGGTGCCTGCTCCAACTACTGGTTCTTTCCCGTCTTCGAATTCAACAACTAAAGTTACCTTTCCCATATATCCCCCAGTTCAGAACATCAGCTCTTCCCAGCGGCGCATAAACAAAGCTCTGGCCTGTACTGGGTTGAGAGGTGTGATCAGAATGTCGGTTGGCGCTATACCGTCGAGAATCGGCCAGAAGTTATCTGCATCAACTTCCAGATCCCGGCGTTCGGTCGCCAGCATGATCAGGTCAGCTGTTTTTACGATTGCGCTCATCTCTCCCGGTAACTCGTACTTTTCGCGGATCAGGCCATCAAGCTGGCGCTCGATGCGGGAATAGTCCGGCAAAATGCGTTTCAGCGGGGCGGGGATGTCTTTCATGTACGCTTCAGTGGCGTCATGCAACAGGGCCTCGCGCTGGTATTGCGGCGGTACAATCATGCTGCACAGAACAGAGTGCTGAGCCACGCTGTAGAAGTCGGAAATCTGCCCGGCAAAGCGGCATTCGTGGGACAGGCCCTGCGCGATGTCGGCGATATTGAAGGCGAGCAGATTCGGATTTGAGAAATCCAGATGCTGGCCGGAAAAGGTGGTTAACCAGGTCATAAAATTACTCCACACATTAAGAGAGAAATATGCTGCACACTGTTTTTGGGTTGATCGAAGCCCTTGCCGGTTGTGGCAATTAATTTTCAGTAATAACGATTCACTAAATGCCCCAGTGGGACAGGGCATTTAAGGCCGCGCTATCAGGCTTTGAACTCACCGATGAATGTTTCGACTTCAACGTCGGTGAAGTTGGCTTCCAGTAGTTCGCGGAACTCGGTGGCCATCAGTTCTTCAGCTGTTTCCAACTGCACGATCCGCAGAACCAGCACCGGAGCATTGCCACCGGTCAGCACACTGTAGCGCAGACGGAATCGGCGTTCGCCCAGGCCTTCATATGGCACGCATTTAAATTCGAAAGCCGCAGGCATAGCTTCTTTGCTTTTGGCCTCCACGCTTTCCATCACTGAACGTTTTGCACCGAAATCACTGTCTTCATGATCCGCAGAACTGGATGCTTCGATGGTAATTTTACGGACGCCGCCGATCGCTTTCTTGATGTCCAGCACTTCGCCATCAGCGGTGAAAGCCATCAGGAATTCAGACCAGTCTTCCAGCCATTCGGCCAAATCTTTCTGTGAGTTTTTATCGCCGTTGATGTTCAGCAGTGCCTGGAATGGCGCGGTGCGTTTCAGTTTCAGAACTGCTGTGTTATCTGCGTGCCCTGGTGCATCCAGCGTACCGAGGTTAAATACGGTCACCGCTGACATGTTGTCGGCATTGATGAAACTGCGAACGCCTTCGCCAGCGTAATCTTTGCAGTAACGGGAGAAGTCAAGAATGCTGGCGGTTTCCATTTTGCCGCGGAAGCGGAACCGGCGATCTTGCAGGTTTTCCAGTGAATGAATACGGACTGATTCCGGCAAAGCAACAGCAGGACAGTCAGCGGAGGAGAGGCGTTCTTCCAGAAGAGTCGAGAAAGCCATATCCCGCACTTCCTTTATTGCTGATGCGTCTAAAACTTGAGACATAACAATTTCCTTTTTTTCGGAGAGGTTAAACGATGCTTATCGTGCGTCGCGGAGTTTGCCGTCAGGATCGCCGGCGATGGTGAACAGCTGGCCTTGGTCTTCCTGCATGATGGTCAGCTTGCCGCCTTTACCCACGTACATTGGGGTTTCGGTGGTGTCTTCTTCTGACGATTTCCCGCGCGGCGTAGGTGCTGAGAACTTCAGTTTGTGAGCCAGCATCACGCGTTTTTCTTCCATCGAATTACTGATCCGGGAAACATCAATCTCGATGGTTACTTTGCCTTTACCGCCGTTATTCAGAACACCCAAAGCAGCGGTATTCAGCGCGGCGGCGATTTTGTTTTCGAAAATACCGGCGTCCAGTTCGGAGAGAAACTCCGGGACGTTGGTCATACGATTTTCAGCCATTAACATGCCCTCGTTATCGCGGCGCACACCGCGGGGAATTACTCACACACATAGACAAGGGTGGCCGGAGATGCACAGGGCGTGCTGGGTGGGGCCAGCGAACCCTTGTCTATGTCTGCGAAAAAATTGGCGGTGGTCATGATCAGAACATTATCTTCACTCCCCCTGATGTTGGATGGTTGAAGAGTCATGCCACCGCCGAAGCAACTACACACAGCAAACATCGATTTTCCACGTCGATCTGATAGTGCGGCGGGAGTCGAACCCGCAATCGGGTAGGGAACCCGACCATCACCAGGATGCTTTGCACAACGGGAAGAACACTGGAACTGTGGTCAGACCGAGTTGATGGTAAGTGAGTCCCTCAACCCCCAGTGTTCTTCCCGTTGTGCTGGCTGGTGTTATTCAGTATTAGCAAACTTACATTTCAAGTCAATAAAAAAGTTAAGTTAACTTACATTTAAATTTTAGACACAAAAAAGCCCGCGCGCGGCGGGCTTCTGAAGATAGGTTTGCTTAATGGAAGTCGATGATTATCTGCTTAACAACCCCAACAAGCTTACAGCTGCTATCAACCAAGATTGGTTTGAAATCGGGATTAAGGGGCATCAGATACTGATTTGGGCCATCAATTTCTAATTTTTTAATCGTTGCCTGGCTGCTGCCGTCAACTTGCACAACAACTATCCGGCCATTTGCCTCATCAACGAAACCAACTTCTGGATCAACGATAACTATTGAACCTTCAGGGATGCTCAAGGCGCCGGAAGATGTCATGGATGCCCCTTTAACTTTTAGAGCAAACGAGTTATCGGATACTCGAGCAGTGGTCTCTATCCATTCGGTATTACTGGCTGTTAACTTCTCAGTTATCACGTCAGTCCAGGCACCGGCTTGAACCCAAGAAATAAGAGGAACGCTTTTCGTGCGGCCAGCATTAATTCGGCTTGGGTCGTCTATCTCCCCTTGCCCCTTCAGCAACCAGTCCGGGGAGGACTGGAGAACGCTGGCTAATTTCAGCAGGCTATCGCTTGATGGCACAGTGGCGTCGTTTTCCCATTGGGTCACAGCCGAGGCAGAGACGCCCACATATTCAGCCACATCCTTTTGAGTCATTTTCAACTGACGCCGTCTAAATTTTATCCGGCTTCCCACGGTATTCATCACAACCTCCCGTCATTTTCAATGTTAGCTATCTTACATTTAGTTGACGTAAGTAGTCTGTGAATATACGATGTAAGCATACTTACTTTAAGGGCGGAGGTAGCATGTACAAAAGTGATGTTCTCAAGCATTTCGGCGGTACTTCAAAGGCGGCAAGCGCATTGGATATTTCTCATAGTGCCGTTTGTCAGTGGGGAAAAATCATCCCGGAAAAGCAGGCGATGAAAGTTGAAAGAATTACGAAGGGGAAAATTAAATACGTCCCTTCAATGTACGAAAAGACTAACACCGCTGGCGCACAGTCATAACTACCGAAGGAAATGAGAAATGGTAGACCTGAAATCAGTAGTTAAAGCGATGTGCAAAGCATACCCCGGCGGACGTTCCGCAATGGCTGGCGCTCTGGGCATGTCGGAAACGCAGTTCAACAACAACCTGTATGAAAAAAACGGCTGCCGGTTCTTCGAGATTGTTGAGCTGGAAGCGATGGAAGACATCAGCGGTACCAGCTGCCTGGCGGAATACTTCGCCCAGCGCCGCGGCGGGCTGTTCGTGGACGTACCACAACTGGAAGAATTGGATCAGGTTGAGCTGTTCAGTAAGAGCATGCGCACTGCTGCGCATCGTGGACACGTAGACATGATTATTCAGTCATCGCTTGAAGATGGCGTGATTGATGAAACAGAAGCTGAGCAAATCATGAAGTATCACCGCCGTCATTTAGCCGCGCGTGATGCAGAAGTTCGGGCTGTGCTGGCGCTGTTTGGAAAAAAGCGGAAAGCCGGAAAGGTTGACGCCCCAAGTGTGCAGCTTGAGGCGTCGGGCGCATTAAAAACGTGTGTGGAGTAATTAACGCATGAACAGTTTACTCGTAAAAGCTGGCGTTCCGCAAATGCGCTGTAAATCAGTGACTGGCGGAGCCGCGGGCTCTTTCTCGTATGAAGTGATTATCGATGGTGAGTGGATGCCGTGCAACTACCAGTTCGCGGCGTGGTGGGTAGGTTACGTCCGCCAGAGCAGCCAGAAGGTGACGGCATGTCTGAAGAAATCCAAAAGCTGGACAGGCGTTACAAGGATTGGCGGGGCGTTGTGGTACACGTCGTGGGCTTCGACAGAGCAGGGGATCGCGTCATCTTCATGCGCGCCGGTTACCCGCATGAGTGCGCCCAGCCCGTCGAGCTATTCAAGTCACGGTTTGAGAGGGTGATGACCGATGAGCAATAAACTTCAGGGGCTGGTTTGGGATGCATGCGCGCCTGCAGGCTTATCCATTTCCCAGGTGGCGATCATGTCCAGACTTGCTGATTACAGCAACGACGACGGGATCAGTTGGCCTTCCGTCCCGCGTATAGCCCGACAGGTTGGTGCAAAAAGCCCAAACACCGTGCGCAGTGCGCTGAAAGTTCTCGCCGCTGGTGGCTGGCTGAAAATTCAGGAGCGCAAAGCCAAAGGCCGCAATACCAGCCACATTTACCGCCTCAACGTAGCAAAGCTGATCAAGGCAGCTGCTGAAGCAAATGCGGAATATACCCCCTCAAATTTTGAAGCATCAAATTCTGAGGTATCAAAAATTGAAGCCTCAAATTCTGAGGGTTCAAATAACAAAGCCGCCGGTGCAGTTAACCCTTCAAATTTTGAAGCCGATCCACAAGTAACTACAACACCTGATCCACAAGGTAATAAAACCCTTAGTCCGGCCGCTTCGCAGCCAGACGACAGCAGTGATGAAAGTTTTCTTGCTCTTCACCCTGAAGCGGTGGTGTTCAATGCCAAAAAACGTAAGTGGGGAAGTGCCGACGACCTGACTGCCGCTGAATACATCTGGGGAAAAATAATCCGCATGTACGAACGAGCTGCTGAATGCGACGGAGAGATTGCCCGACCGAAAGAACCGGACATGACCCTGTGGGCAAATGAAGTCCGCCTGATGTGTACTGCCGACGGCCGCACACACAAGCAAATCTGTGAGCTGTTTGTCCGCGCTAACCGCGACACATTTTGGTGCAAGAACATCCTGAGCCCGTCAAAACTCCGCGAAAAATGGGACGATCTGACAATCAAACTGAGCGTGAATGTCCCGGCTGAAACTTCGGCTGGCGGCCACTGGAACAGCGCTGAAGCATGGGAGAACACCCTGTGAACAAAATGATGATGGCAGTTAAGAACCGCGACGGCGCCGCGCTGGCTCAGTTGATGCCAGAAGAGCAACCGCAACGTGTCGTGAACGCTGACGCTGAGAAGTTGGTCGATGTGTTGTTCACTAACCTGATGCAGATTTTCCCTGCTGCCCGCCAGACGGCGCTGAGCACCCCGGCAGATATCGCTGCGGCGAAACGCCAGTGGATCATGGCATTTGCTGAAAGCGGCGTGACCACGCTGGAACAGGTTAAAGCCGGTATGCGTATGGCCCGCCAGCAGGAAACAGACTTCTGGCCGAGCTGCGGCAAATTCATCGGCTGGTGTAAATCTGGCGCTGCTCAGGCCGCTGGCCTGCCGACCGTCGATGAAGTGATGACTGAGTTCAACCAGTATTGCGCGCGCCGAGGAGACTACAGCACACCAGCGGCTTACCCGTGGTCAGTGTCGATCATGTACTGGATTGTGACCGACGTTCGCCGCCTGATGCTGCAAAACAATTACACCGAAGGTGAGGTGCGTAAATCTGTTCAGCACCAACTGACACTCTGGGCAAGGCGCCTGGCAAAAGGTGAGCAGATCCCCGCGCCGGTTGTGATGCTGACCGCGCCAAAAGCGCCAGCAGGCCCGACACCCGCGCAGATCATGTATGACGAGTATCTCCGGAAAAAACGGGAGGGCTGGTTATGAAATTACGCGGTGAGATAAACGCTGAGCTTGAAGCGATTCTGGCGAAAGAGGCACATGAAGCGATCATGCTGCGTGCGGACAGCTTCGGCCTTGCGTATTGCGCGCTCAAATCAGCACTCAGTACGGCAACGATTGATCACAAATATCACCATGGTCCGGCAATCATTTTTGCGGATAGAAACAAAGTCCTGCATGCAATCAGTGAGCTGAAGAGCTTCAAACAAACTGGCTGGGTAACCTATACCCATTTCAGCGGCATGCTTCAGGCGTTCTTCTCAACTGGCGAACCGGCAATGCTTGTTCTGCTGAGTCAGGCCTCTCGCAAGCAGGGGGCGCAATGAGCTATCAACTGAATGTTGGTCGTTGTGAAGACGTTCTGCGCGGGCTTGCTGACAACAGCGTCGATTCTATTGTCACTGATCCACCATATGGACTGAATTTCATGGGGAATAAGTGGGATTATCAGGTGCCAACAGTTGCTCAGTGGTCCGAGTGTCTGCGGGTTCTAAAGCCAGGCGGCCATCTTCTTGCGTTCGGTGGCTCACGCACTTATCACCGTCTCGTTGTGAACATTGAAGACGCCGGTTTCGAGATTCGCGACCAACTGATGTGGATTTACGGCAGCGGCTTTCCGAAGTCTAAAAACCTTCAGGGCGAGAACGCTGGGATGGGTACCGCACTTAAGCCCGCGCATGAACCGATCGTCATGGCCCGCAAACCTCTGGTCGGGAATGTTGAGACGAACGTCGAACAGTTTGGTACCGGCGCGCTGAACATCGATTTATCCCGAGTTCCGACTGAAGAGTCCCTAACTGGCGGAGCTGGCGCGCTGCTATCACATATTCGCGATGATAAGGATCCGGCTGGCGCTGAATGGAAGCCTGACCAACTTGGCCGCTGGCCCGCCAACATCATTCACGACGGCAGCGAAGACGTGATCTCCGCATTCCCTGACGCTAAAGGCCAACAAGGCGACTTGAAAACTACGGGTAAATCACGGCCATCACGCGTTTGTTATGGCGATATGAACGCACCGCGCGAACATGCCGCTCGAGTGGAGATCAGCAGATCAGCCGCACGATTCTTCTACTGCGCGAAGGTCACTAAGACAGAACGCGATGAAGGAATGGAAAGGTTTGTGCCAGTCACAGCATCTGAAATGACCGGCGGCCGCGTAGAGGGAAGCGCTGGTCTCAATGATCCTCGTGCTGGCGCTGGGCGAACATCTGGCGCACGTAATGCTCACCCAACCGTTAAACCCTGCGAATTAATGCGCTATCTATGCCGCCTGATAACACCTGCTGGCGGCACGGTCCTGGATCCGTTTATGGGTTCCGGTTCCACCGGCAAAGCCGCCATTCTTGATGGTTTCAGCTTTATCGGCATTGAACTGGATCCTGACCATCTGACCACCGCCGCCGCGCGCATTGCCCACTCAGTAAAGGTAATTGCTGATGAATGAATTTCAGAAAATCTGGCTCGCTGCTTACAACGGCTGGCTAACTGCGGTCTCCCCTTGGGGGGAGCTGCACCCCACTGATTACACAGCGGCGCGGGAACATGCTGATGCAGTGCTGATCAGCCTGATCAAAGCAGGGGAGGTGAACTGTGACGCATAACGAGCTGAATACCATTGCTGCGAAATGGCTAAAGCGCCCATCCAGTTCCAACGGTCCAGGCTGCCAAGTGGCGTTAACTGAGGTCGGTGGTCTTTACGGCGGTGAACGTGCGGATGCATTCGGATACCGCTGGGGATTTGATGGAGGATCAGTAGTTGTTGAGTCGAAGGTGAGCCGGTCTGACTTCCTGGCTGATCGAGCTAAACCACATCTAAACGGTACTACTGCAGGAATGGGGACGTACCGGTATTACATCTGTCCTGAGGGGTTGATAGGCCTCGAAGATCTGCCATACGGATGGGGGCTGTTGTGGGTTAATAACCGTGGACATCTCAAGGTCAAGGCTGGACACGTCTGCGCCTACCTTGCGTGCGGCTATCGAGGAAACCAACTTGCTCCATTCTGGCAGCACCCGGCAGATCTGCGCTTCGAGTTAGATATGCTGGCGCATGCACTGGTTCGGTTCGGGGATCCGGAAGAAGCTAAATCATTGGTTCGAGGAGCCACTCGCGAAACATCTCGCCTTGCCAATGAAGTGAATCGCCTTAATGAAGAGCTGAAAAGTGTCCGGCATGACCGATATCTTTTGGCTTCATATCAGGCCAAATATGGGGAAATTACCGCATGCAATTGACCCAGCCATTCCCGCCAAGCGTCAACGGTTACTGGCGCTCCACCCGAAAGGGCGTGCTGATCAGCGAACACGGGCGGATCTTCCGGTCGAACGCGCTGGCGTCGATTTATCAGCAGTTGCGCAGCCCTCCGACGGCACTCCTCACTGAATTGGATGTGCATCTGGTTCTGTATCCGCCGATCAGGGCGAAACGCGATTTAGATAATTTCCAAAAGGCGCTGTTTGATGGCCTGACCCACGCCGGGATCTGGAAGGACGACAGCCAGGTAAAACGGATGACAGTTGAATGGGGAGAGGTAACGAAGGGTGGTAAGGCAGAAATAACGATTACTGATTTCAAACCCGCCGGTGTGCAGCCGGTTTAACGTGTGGAGTGATTATGTCGAACAGTTTGCTGTCAGGAAAAGTGGTAACGATGTCGAGCCGTGAGATTGCTGCGCTGGTACAGAGTAAGCATAGCGATGTGAAACGGTCGGCTGAACGGCTGGTAATTGGTGGTGTTTTAAGCGCGCCGTTGGCGCACACCCCCTACCAGCATGAGCAGAATGGGCAGGAATATCAGGAGTACTGGTTCAATAAGCGCGACTCTCTGGTGCTGGTCGCTCGGTTGTCGCCGGAATTCACCGCCGCGGTAGTGGACCGCTGGCAGGAACTGGAATCAAAAAGCCAGTTGCCGCAATCATTGCCGGAGGCTCTCCGCCTGGCTGCCGATTTGGCAGAGGAAAAGCAGGCATTGGAATCTCAGCTGGCGCTGGCGGCCCCGAAAGTGGAATTCGTTGATCAGTACGTCATGGCTAAAGGCTCTATGGGATTCCGCGCGATCTGCAAATTGCTGCATGCGAAAGAACCCGAATTCCGGATGTTCCTGCTCGAGCAAGACATTGTTTACCGGCTGGAGGGCCAGTTGACGCCAAAGTCGAATCATTTAGACGCTGGGCGGTTTGAGGTGAAAACCGGTACCAGTGCACAGAATCAGCATGCTTTCCGCCAGGCGCGCTTCACGGCGAAGGGTGTTGAATGGGTTGCCGGGCTGTGGGCTGGCTATCTGCGACATAAACAGGGGAACCCAGCGTGAGAGCATTATTGAAGGCATACCCGCAGAGGGATTTGGGGATCGTGCTGTTGCGGCCACCGGGCGACATGCTGCAGCACTTCAACGGCAAGCGCCTTCTGATCACTGACGAGCCAGCAGACTTGCGCGGCGTGGCTGATGGTCTGGTACCGGTAGAGGCTCAGCCGTTATCGCGTGAACCGCGTCTATCTGACTTTCTCTCTTCAGAACGTGTGATTGCTCTGGCCGGTGGTTGGGATGCGCTGGCGCTTTGGGTTAAGCGTCACCGGGGCTGTCAGTGCACTGATTTCGGCGGGCAATATCATCATCATGAGTTGGTACAGGTGCGCCGGGCGCGAGGTACCGTGTCCCTGTGCTGGTCTCACGACAATGAATATCGTGACAAAGAATCAGCAAAGTTGGACGCCGCAGCGCTGGCCAACGTCACAGAATTCGTGACGGAGGCTATCCGTGCGCGTTCGCGGCTGCCAGAAGGTCACCGCCTGACCCTGCCGGAATTTTGCTGGTGGGCAATGATGAAGGGTCTGGCACCACAGTTGCCGGAGGAAATCATTTGCGAAGCTCTGGGCGTGAAATACCGCGGCCCGGGCACCCAGCTGAAAGAATCAGACACCAACCCGTATGAGGAAGAACCGCGTGATGCGCTGGTGAGCAACATCAAACCGGTGTTGGCACTGGCAATCGACCCTGAGACGCCGGAATCATATGTCCGGATCCCGAAGCGCCGCCGGTACGAAAACACGAAATACACGCAATGGGTAAAGCGCCAGCCATGCTGCGGCTGTGGTAACGGGTCAGATGATCCGCACCACATCACAGGCAATGGCTTTGGCGGTATGGCGACAAAAGCGCATGACCTGTTCGTGATCCCGCTGTGCAGACGGTGTCACGACTCACTTCATGCGAATACCCCAGCTTGGGAAGAAGAACACGGTACACAGGAACACCTGTTACTGACGACATTAGACCGCGCGCTGGCGATGGGTGTTATCGCTACCGGCAAGCAAAAATAAGTGTGGAGAGAATAATGCGTGATATTCAACTGGTACTGGCTCGTTACGGCGTGTGGGCAAAAGACAATTCTGGCGTGAGTTGGTCACCGATTGCGGCGGGCTTTAAAGGGTTGCTGCCTACTGAATCCAGTAAGGTCGAATCCTGCTGTGATGATGATGGCCTGATTGTTGACGCCGCTGTAGGGCGTCTGGCTGCCGTTCGTAAACCGGAAGAGGTAACGCTCATCATGCTGCATTATCGCTTCGGTCTGTCTAAACGGAAAATCGCGAGGATGTATAAGGTGAGTGAAGGTCTGATCCGCCAGCAGTTGCAGGTAGCGGAAGGCTTCGTAGATGGTTGTCTGGCAATGACCGGCGCGGTGCTGGAAATGGACGCCTACACCCAGAAAATCCGAGTAGCGAAAGTCGCTTAAAATAGTTCTAGTGCGCTACGCGAAAAACCTTGTAACCTGTTAAGAGTGGTCACTTAGTCACAAAGCTTAGACAATCTCAAAACCTCGCTTCTGCGGGGTTTATTATTATTGAATGCAATAATTCCACTATTATGAGAATACCCCATTCACCTGGTTGACAAAATCAATGTTAAATGTAAAATTGGTTGACACAAAACCTGTTAACCAGAGAACTCAATGAGCATAAAATATTCTGAGCAGTTGTTAGGCGCATTTGATACTTCCTTTCGACAGGAGCTGTCAAAATCTGTAGCGCGGGCTTACTTACTTTCACACCAAGGATCTAAAGAATTTAGTTCCTTTTGGCGACAAGCCCAGTCTTATCTTCGTTGGTTTTACGTTGATGCCTTCATTGAGAAAACAGCTAGAACATTAAATATGGATGTGTCAATTCAGCCGAATGCTGCCAAGAACTGTGTTCACCCTACGATTCGCTCGAACAATTGGTCTTTAACTGCTCATCACCTTGAGAAAAAGGGGCCACTACCGCGTCAGGCGAAATATCGTTCGACCTATTCTGCGCTGAACTATGACATGTTTGATGATATCTCTAATAGAGAAGTGGAATCCGATGAAATAAGCGGGCATGTCTATCTCATGCATGATGGTGTAAATCATTCACTCTCGATTTTAAACTTCACAGTACCTAACGTTAATAATGATGGAATTATCTACACTGAAGGTTTACAAATACTTTCCTCTCACGAAGTTGAGGCTGAGAAAGTAGACGATGAACTTGATAACAAGTTCAAAATACTCGTAGAGCAACAAATAAGACAGAATTCAAAATGAGCGTAACAGTGATATCTCCAAACAACACCGAGCGTGCTATTAACCCTGCTAGGTTAACCGAGGCGCGTGAAGCCAAAGGGTTAACTATGGCTGAGTTAGCCCGGGTTCTTGAGATTTCGCGCCAAGCAATATCGTCTTTTGAAAAGGGTATTAAAAACCCTTCACCAGACACACTTACTTTGATTGCACGCGTTCTCGGTTTTCCCGAAAGATTTTTCATTTCTGCTTCAGGATCTCCAGAAATCGAAGGAGCTGTTCACTTTAGAAGCAGAAATACAACTACAAAGAAAGAAAGGGTAAGCGGCAGAGCCAAAGGCCGCTGGGTTCCATTAGTTTTAAGAGAATGCAGTAGATTCGTGCAACTGCCAGAAGTTAACCTGCCAGACATTGATATTGCTGACTTTGAGAACCTTGAAGAGTCCGACATTGAAGACATTGCGACTCAAGTTAGACGTTTTTGGCAATTGGGCGATGGTCCCATTACAAATTTAACCCGTTTATTAGAAAATCAAGGAATTGTGGTATCGAATTTGTTCTCTGGGGATAAGGTTGACGCCTTTTCATTTTGGGATAACGAACGACCTATTATCATCACCGATAATAGTAAGACTGCGGTGAGAATAAGATTTAGCCTTGCGCATGAATTGGGTCATTTGATAATGCATCGTTCTGTATCCGATGACTATCTTGAAGATAAGGCTCTCTTCGAAAAGGTTGAGCATCAAGCTGACTATTTTGCTGGCTGTTTTTTGCTACCAGCCAAAACGTTCGGCAGTGAATATTACTCTCCAAACTTATCAGCTTTAGAAACGTTAAAATCGAGATGGATAGTTTCTCTAGGTTGCATGACTCATAGAGCATATTTTTTAAACCTCATGAGTGAGAATCAAAAGTCGTATGTATTCAGACAGTTGGCTCCATTTAGGCGGCGTGAGCCCTTAGATGACGTTATCCCAAAAGAAGAGCCACAATTTATTCACAAATTGATAAATCTTCTTGATGAAAATTCGATTATTTTAAAAACAGATTTAGTAGATATTTTCGGACTCCCGCCTAAAGAGTTGGCGGCGATAACTAGAGTCAAGGAATCAGAACTTATTTCTGATGAATCTGTGGTTTCAATATTTATGAACCATAGGCGCGCATAGCTTCTAAGTTGATTTTCGAAACTCTTTTTTACCAAGCAAGGTCGCCAATTTGGCGGCCTTTTTTTATGCCCTCAATTCGATGCGAGGCTTACTGGCCCTAACCACAACTTTAGGGCCTTTAGTATTTCTGGATTCACGATTACATCTAAGACTTCAGGAATATAGTGGCAACAACGAAAGAAACTACCGCCAATATGGCGAGTAAAAGGTTACCTGGTGAAAAGAGCTTATGGTTAGTGACGCTTCTGTGATTTCGAAAGAGAATGCAGATTATCACTATCCCAATGAGTATGAATATTGCCCCTCCGGTGTAGCTAGCAACATCAGTCATCTATAAGTCCTCGCAATCAGTTAAACCTAAATAATAGTTCATATTATTGAAATGACTCTAGAAGCTGCCAATTTGGCGGCTTTTTCTACTTTAGAGCCCGACCAATCAGTCACCTCACCCTCATGAACATCGTGGTCGAGGCTCTAATTCCTTTGACTACAGAAACACAGCCCATTGCGAAAATGGGAGGTGGGAACTTATGAAAATGGTCCCAGAAAAAATAGCTGCTTTCTTCTCGTACTGCGTTTCTTTGTTCCTGATGTTTGTCGGCGGTCTTACTAACTGGCTGCATCATTTCGACTGGAACCAAATCGCGGTAATCGGTGGTTTCCTTATTGGTGTGGCGACATTCCTCACCAGTACATATTTTGACTGGCGTCGCACACGTGCCTACGAAAAAGGCGTAGATGCCGGGATTATTGAACAGCCACCAGAAAGGCGTGGGTTGTTCAGAACAAAAGGCGATGAATAACTATGGCGACAATCAGGAAAACTGGTGCTGCCGGCGCCGTTTGTTCGGTCATGGCGATTATTGCAATTGTAGTAGCCAGCGGGGAAATCAGAACGAACGAGCCTGGGTTAGAGCTGATCGGCAACGCCGAAGCTTGCCGCCGTGAACCGTATTATTGCCCCGCTGGTGTACTGAGTGACGGGATAGGCAACACTCACGACGTGAAAGCTGGGACGAGAAAAACCGATAAGCAGATTGCCGCAGACTGGCAGAAAAACATTTTGGACGCGGAAAAATGCATAAATACGTATTTCCGTGGACGGGACATGAACGACAACCAGTTCAGCGCCATGACATCGGCAGCATTCAATATGGGGTGTGCCAGCCTACGCAGTTATTACAGTCCGGCACGCAAAGCCCGTTTCGAAACCTCAATCCACAAATACGCGCAGTCAGGTAACTGGACAATGATGTGTAACCATCTTCCTGACTTCGTGAATGGTGGAGGTAAAAAGCTGGCGGGCCTCGTTATTCGCCGTGACAAAGAGAAAGAGCTCTGTCTGGAGGGCTGACCATGAACTGGTTTCGTATAGCCGTGACAGCATTCGCGGCTGTTTTTATCGCGCTGATGATCTTTCTGGCATTTCATTTTTACGGGAAATCCGTTGAAGCGAAAGGGCAAGTTAGCCAACTCCAGTCAGATAACGCCCTTCAATCAAACACCATTTCAACCCAGGCCTTTAATTTCCAGCGAGCAAATCAGATTGGTGGTGCTACGCAGCTTTACGCTGTGCAAATCGTTGGGAAAAGCCAGGAGAGAGAAATTGAATACCGAACGATTATCAAACGGAATCCTGCCAGTGGCATGTGTGTTGATTCTGCTGTTGCTGACCGCCTGCTCGAATACACGAACAGTTTACGTTCCAGCGCAATGCACACCAATACCGGCCAGCCTGCTGCAGAAAGCAGCTCCGCCACTTCCACCGGCTGCAGATTGACTTACGGGCAAGCCGTTTACTGGATTGACCCATTACTCACAACGATTGATCAGTTAAACAACCAGCTCGACGGCATTAAACAGGCAGAGGAGGCCAGACAAAAATGATTAAGCGTTTTTTTGCATGGCTGAAAAACATCTATTTCCACCCAGCCGAACCGGCAGAATCCCAACCGAAGGAAAATAACGTGAAATTAGCACTCGTTTCGATTATCACCAGCATGCTGGCCAATGGCGCGGCTGCAAACACCGTTCAGGTAACCCTTACCGATAATACTGGTGCCATTCAACCCGGCGCTGTGGTGAATTTCATTGCGGACAATGGCGCAACCGTCACCCCAAACAGCGCACTGACTGACGCAAACGGACAGATCATTGTAAGCCTGGTTAGTTCAACTGTGGGTGCTTCGACATTAACAGCAACAGCAGTTGACGGCACCATAGCGAGCATTCAGGTTTATTTCGTCGCCGTCCCAGCGCCAGTGGACGCAGTGGTTAATTCAGCGCCAGCAGCAGACATTGCACCAGTGACATTATCCCCGTTGGAAACCATGAAAGCTAATTTCGACAAAGTGGTTGCTTTCATCGAACACGGTATCGAAGTGCTGGGTAAAGATGCAGAAACCGACCTGGTGGCTTTGAAAAACAAATTCCTACTCTAAGTAGCATTACAGATGGCTTCCATTGAGAGCCATCGATAATGAACTTTGGTGCATTTTTGAGGATTGGGAATGGCTGACTTTCGCGATCTATCCAAAGAGTTACAAAAGCTCAAGAAGCAAATTCCCTTTGCAACTGCACAAGCGCTGACCAGCGTCGCCCGGCAGATCGCCACGGCAGAAAAAACTGCATTCCAGCGAAAATTGGAGAACCCGACGCCTTTTACTGTCAACTCAGTTGGAGCAGCCGGTGCCCGGCGTGACAATCTGACAGCGACCGTTTTTGTAAGGGATATCGCAGCTGGTTACCTGGCTCCTTTAGAGTTTGGCGGTGTACATAAGCTGACCGGACAGGCACTTCTAAACCCGAAAAACGTGAAGCTAAACAAGTACGGTAACCTGTCGCGCAATAAACTCTCCCAACTCAAAGCCAAGTCTGATGTGTTCATTGGTGATATTGATGGCATCAACGGTGTCTGGCAGCGCGTGAAAGTGAAGAAGGGCAAGAAGGGGAAGAAACGCCAGAAGCGCTCAGCTAATGGTACGCGCCGTGAGCGTGAGAAGAACCCTATGCCGAAGTTGCTGATCCGCTTCGGTGATGCTCTTCCCGTTAAACCAACGCTGGGATACATGGACAGGGCTGAGAAAATGGCTGCGGGTCTGATGCCCGGTGCGTTGAGCAAGGCGATCGGTGAAGCGCTTCGGACTGCAAGGTGATAACTATTCTCAATAAAAAATGGGTCCTTCCCCGGACCTTTTTAATGCACGGGCATTGCGCGCCGCGTTCTGCGTCTAGCTATGAGATTTTGAAATTTGGGTAACAGGTAACAGCCGAGGTAACAGATGAATCAGTCAGATTTTGCCAAACTTCACGGTGTCAGTCGCAAGACGGTAACCACCTGGAAAGCCCGTGGTTGGCTGGTTCTTGATGGCGAAGACATCGATGTTAAGGCATCAAATGCCAACATTGAACGGTATAGAAAAACTGTTACCCGGACCGAGAAAAAAAACGATAAAAGTGCCATAGGTAACAAACAGGGTAACAGAGCAGGTAACAAGTCCAAGGGTAACAACTTGGGTAACAAAACGTCGGCAGATCATCAAGAGTCGCCAACTAAAATTGTCGAACGCATGATCGCTGACAGCGGTGCTAAGATGACGCTTGATGAAGCGCGGACGTTGAAAGAAAACTTTCTGGCTTTACTTACCCAGCTTGAATACGAGATTAAATCCGGTCAGGTACTTCCTTACAAAGAGATGATCGCCGCAGTTGGGCAAGAGTATTCACGCATGCGTACCCGTCTTATTGCGATTGCTCCCGAACATGGCCCCCGCTTACGGGTGCTTGCCTCGACCACCAGTGATGCAGAGTTCGTGTCAGCGCTGCAGGAGGTGGTTCATGAGGCAATGGAGGAGTTGAGCCTTGATGCAGATGACAAACGAGGCGGTGACTAATCCCGGTGCGTGGGCAAACTTTATCGGAGAGTTGAGACAGCGCCGGATAGACGTTGCGCCGCCGGAGCCTCTCTCATTAAGCCAGTGGGCCAATACATACGCCGTCTTGTCAAAAGAGACCAGCGCACAAACGGGGCGATTTCGCTCCTTTGGTTATCAGGATGGCATGATGGATGCCATCACCGACCCACTGGTGACGCAAGTTTCTGTTATGAAATCAGCCCGCGTGGGCTACACCAAAATTCTCGATCATGTTGTGGGCTACTATCTACAGCATGATCCGTCACCGATATTGGTTGTGCAGCCTCGCGTAGAAGATGCCGAGGATTACAGCAAAACCGAAATAGCACCGATGTTGCGAGATACTCCCGTATTGGCCGCCATTGCAGGGGACAGTAAGGCGAAAGACAGTAACCAAACCATCCTTAAAAAACAGTTTCTCAATGGTTCAAACCTGACGCTGGTGGGCGCTAACAGCCCCGGTGGTTTCCGCCGTATCACCTGCCGCGTGATTTTATTCGATGAAGTTGACGGGTATCCCTCTGGCGGTGCCGGTACTGAGGGTGACCAGATTGCCCTGGGTATCAAACGCTCTGAAACCTTCTGGAATCGCAAAATAGTGCTGGGCTCGACTCCAACGGTGAAAGGCATATCACGTATTGAAAAGGCGTATGGAGAAAGTGACCAGCGCAAATTCAACGTACCTTGCCCACACTGCGGTGAGTTTCAGGTTCTGGAATGGGGCGGCCCAGATACGCCATATGGCATCAAGTGGGATAAAGACGAAGAGGGAAGTGGTTTACCGGAAACGGCCTACTACGTCTGCCGGCACTCGGGATGCGTGATCCATCACAATGACCTGTCAGTGATGGTGAAGCAGGGAGAGTGGCGAGCCACGCGGCCTTTTAAGGGGCACGCAGGATTTCATATCTGGGCCGGTTACAGTCTTTTTCCGAATGCCGCCTGGAAACATCTGGTGGCCGAATGGTTGAGGGTGAAGGACGATGCGCTGATGCGTCAGACGTTTATCAACCTGGTCTTGGGGGAAGTCTACGAAGACCGCGGCGAAAAAGCCCTGAGTGAAAGAAAACTGGTTGAGCGGTGTGAGGTTTACGCAGCAGAAGTACCAGACGGCGTGGCGGCGATCACTGCCGGCATTGATACGCAGGACGGGCGCTTCGAGATTGAAGTGGTGGGGTGGGGCCGCAACGAAGAAAGTTGGTCGATTGCCTATGACGTTATCGAAGGGGACCTCGAAACAGACGAGCCGTGGAAAAGGCTTGATGCCTATCTCAAACAGGTATGGCGCCGCGCCGACGGTCGGGGTTTCACCTTACTGGCCGCTTGTATGGACTCCGGCGGCCATCATACACAAAAAGTGTATGAGTTCGCCAAAGAGCGATTGGGGCGTCGGATCTGGGCAATCAAAGGAGAGTCCGCCCGCGGGGGCAAGCGTTCCCCGGTCTGGCCTACCAAAAAGCCTACGTCTCGCAGTAAGGCGCAGTTCAGGCCGATAATCCTGGGGGTTAATGCGGCAAAAGATTCTGTTCGGGCCAGATTGCATATTGAACCCCCGGAGGCCGGTAACGCCTCTGCAGGTTTCATGCACTTTCCTGTGGATCGCGACCTTAACTATTTCGGCCAATTACTGGCTGAGCGCTCAGTTACGAAAACAGCGGGTGGACAAAGATACCGTGTTTGGGAGCAACTGCCGGGCAGGGCTAACGAAGCACTGGACTGCCGTGTCTATTCTTACGGCGCGTTGTGCGGCCTGATGTATATGGGGCTGAAACTTAACGGGTTGGCTGACAGTATTACCGCAGACGCCGGCAAGCTTTTACCCCCGCCGGTCGATCCCGAAGAAAAACAAAACCTGCGCCTGCCTGGCGTCATTATCACTGAACCTGAGAAACCTCAGCGTAAACCTTTGCATAAGCGCCTCGCTTAAGGACCTCTATGTTTAATCCCAACACCAGTCTATTGGCTGGTGCGATGACGCGTGACCAGTTACAGGCCGCGCTGACCAGCGCACAGCAGGCCTATCTCGAACTTTCGACGGGGGCGAAGGGTGTGTCTTTTTCTTACACGCAGGGCGATGGCACGCGCTCGGTCGCTTATCAACAGACAGATATTGGGCAGCTCACCGCGCTGATCCAGCTTCTTCAGGCTCAGTTAGGCATCGTTAAACGTCCACGCGTGACGTTAAGGTTTCGGTATTGATGAAAAGCGGAGAAGTCAGGATCCTTGGCCCTAACGGTCGGCCTTTACCCCCATCGAACCGCCGCGCGTCTATGTTAAACGGATCTGGTAGGGTGCCTTACGACGCAGCTGATTCCTTTAGTGACGCGATGGCGAACTGGCAACCTGCGCTATGGTCACCGGATAACGAAGTCAATATTTACCGTGATCGCATTGTCTCCCGCGTGCGCGACATGGCTCGTAATGACGGTTGGGCATCAGGCAGCGTAACCCGTATTTTGGACAATGCGGTGGGGGCAAATTTTCGCCCGATCGCTAAAGTGGATTACCGCGCCCTTGCGCTTCAAACCGGTCTGAAAGCCTTTGATGCTAAATGGGCGGATGAGTATGGTCGCTCCGTTGAGGCTGCCTGGCGCAACTGGGCAAATGATCCCGGCAGATACTGTGACGTTGAGCGCAAAAAAACGGTTTCCCAGATGTTGCGTCTGGCGTTTCGCCACAAGCTGGTGGACGGCGATGCGCTGGCGGTCATGCAATACCGCACCGACCGGCTCGGGCATGGTCGTGCACGGTATGCCACCACGCTACAGATAATTGATCCAGACCGCCTAAGTAATCCCCAACAGGTATTTGACATGTTGAATATCCGGGGCGGCGTGGAAATCGATGATGACGGCGTCCCTGTGGCCTATCACATCCGCAAAGCACATATGGGTGACTGGTGGAGTGCGGAAAAAACGATGACATGGGAACGCGTGCCACGCGAAACAGCGTGGGGGCGACCGATTGTTGTTCATGATTTTGATGGTGATCGCGCTGCACAACATAGAGGATCCAGTATTTTCACCCCCATTGTTCAGCGGTTGAAAATGCTGATCAAATACGATGAGGTAGAGTTGGAGTCCTCCATCCTCAATGCCGTGTTTGGTGCATATATCACCTCCCCCTATGATCCGGGCTTATTCGCTGATTCACTTCAGACGGACGACGTGCTGGCTTATCAGGATATGCGTACCGAGTATCACGATGATAAACGCATCTCTTTGCAAAGTGGCGCGCGGATGCCAATCCTTGCCCCAGGTGAAAAGATCGACACGGTGAACGCGGCGCGTCCAACCAGTAACTTTGCGGCGTTCGAAAGCGCAGCATTACGCAACGTAGCCGCAGCCCTGGGCATTTCAACCCAGCAGTTAACCCAGGACTGGTCTGATGTGAATTACAGCTCAGCCCGTTCTGCCATGCTTGAAGCCTGGAAGACCCTGACGCGTCGTCGTGATGACTTCGCCAGCGGGTTTGCACAGCCCATCTTTAGCAGCTTTATCGAAGAACTCCACGATATCGGTGAGGTACCTCTCCCTGCTGGCGCGCCGGAATTTCTGGCGGCCAAAGCGGCGTATTGCCGTGCGCAATGGATGGGGCCGGGGCGCGGCTGGGTTGACCCGGTGGCAGAGAAAAAAGGCGCAATTCTCGGCATGGATTCCGGCATGTCAACGCTGGAAATGGAAGTGTCGGAAAACGTCGGCGAAGACTGGGAGGAGCTTCTCGATCAGCGCGCCCGCGAAATCGAAGCGTTCAAAGAGCGCGGTTTGCCGGTGCCTTCATGGGCACAGGCAGACACCTTCGCCCCTCAAACAATTAAAGATCCGGAGGCACAGTGAATTTACCGCACTTAGCACAGCGCTTGTTTAACACGCCGCTGGCGCTGCACCCCCGAAAGGCTGAAGTGGTCATGGCAGCGCTGACAGATCGTTTCGGTCTGACGCGCATTCAGTCCATGTCTGACTGGGATGACGATGATGATTCGTTTTCCAGACAGGCCCGTGATACGGGCTATGACGTGGTGGAAGGCATCGCCATTATCCCGATTCAGGGCACGCTGGTGCAGAAACTTGGCACTCTGCGCCCTTACAGTGGGATGACGGGATATGACGGTATTCGCGCCTGTTTTCTGCAGGCACTGAATGACAGTGACGTTAAAGCCATCTGTCTGGATATCGATTCACCCGGCGGCGAAGTTGCGGGGTGTTTTGACCTTGTCGACGAAATTTATGCTTCGCGCGGCAGCAAACCTATCTGGGCCATTTTATCCGAAAGCGCTTATTCCGCGGCCTACGCGCTGGCGAGCGCAGCAGACAAGATTATCGTGCCGCGTACAGGTGGTGTCGGTTCGGTAGGCGTGATCGTGATGCATGTTGACTGGTCGCAGAAAATCAAAAATGACGGGCTGCAGGTCACCATCATCACCTACGGCGATCGCAAGGCTGAGTCCAACCCGTATGAACCTTTAAGCGAAACGGCGCGTAAAGCCATTCAGTCAGATATTGACGAAATGGGGCGTCTGTTCGTGAGTACCGTCTCCCGCAATCGCGGGATAGCAGAGAAAACCGTCCGGGATACCGAAGCCGCCTGTTTCCTTGGTGTCGACGGTGTGCAACTGGGGCTGGCTGATCAAGTGGCTTCACCTGATGCGGCATTCCGCGATTTATTACAATTAGTTGGAGAGTAACGATGTCAATGAAAATCAGAGGTTTCGGTCATCTTTTCGGTCGTGGTGCGAATGCATCCGAAGATGATGAAGACGAAAAAGAAAAGTCCAAAAAGGCCAAAGGCCGTCGTGCGGAAGAAGACGACAACGATGATCAGGACGATAAGGACAAGTCCAAAAAATCTCAGCGTGCAGAAGATGATGGTGATGATTCTGACGACGAAGATGATAAGGACAAGTCTAAAAAAGCCAAAGGTCGCCGTGTTGAGGATGATGACGATGATGCGGACGCTGATGAAGACGAAGGCGACGAAGATGACGGTGACGATGATGAAGATGATCGTGACGTCAAAAAAGGCCGCCGCGCCGAGCGCAATCGCATTTCCCGTATTCTCGGCAGTAAATATGCTTCAGGTAAAGGGCCTCTGGCCGTTTCACTGGCAATTACTACCGGCATGAGTTCAGCCGCTGCAATTCGGGTAATGGCAAGTTCTGGCATTGCGCTTGCTGCACCGCAATCTCGTCGCATGTCACTGGATGAACGCATGTCGAAAGTTGAAAACCACCAACTGGGTAATGCTGACAACGGTGGTCCTTCAGCAAACTCAGTGGTATCCCGTGCGTCTGCTCTCTACAACCAGGTAAAAGGTAAAAAATAATGACTGTGAATCAGGTAGGACAAAACGCCTGGGTGCCCGGCGTTGAACATGACACCTTCATTCCGGATCAGTTGTTGTCCGGTCCTTTGCAGGTTGTGTCTGATACTGTGACTATTCTGACCGGAACAGCAGCAACCTATAAGCGCGGTACCGTGTTGGGTGTGGTTACCGCTTCCGGGAAATACACCCTGAGTGTGGCAACTGCCACCGATGGCAGCCAGGTTCCAAAAGCCATTCTGGCCGATGATACGAATGCAACGGTCGCTGATGTATTGGCCGGTGTCTATCTCATGGCTGAAATCAACCAGAACCGCATCACCTTTGATCCGAGCTGGACACTGGCCACGCTCAAAACCGCGCTTCGCCCGTACGGTATTTTCCTGCGTGACAGCGTTCAGGCTCCCGCCAGTTAATACATAACTTCCTTATAAACATTTTCTTCGCATGCCCTTTACCGGGCAGGGCGCAGTGCATCCGTTTTTCATCCCGGCCAGTGGGTCGGGACACAGAGAGAACACGCTATGTCTCAATCTATTTACGATACGGTGTCACTTGTCGGACTGGTACCGAACCTGATGACGTCACAAAACTTCATCCTCGACCGCTTTTTTCCGAACATCGTGACCAGTAACGATGAATATGTGGCGATTGATGTAGATGTCGGTCTGCGTCGTATGGCCCCGTTTTGCTCACCTCTGGTTGAAGGAAAACTGGTTGAAAGTCGCCGTTATCAGACCGACAAGTTCAAACCGGCTTATATCAAAGATAAGCGCGCGCCTGATCTGCGCAAACCTATCCGCCGCCAGATCGGCGAGCGTATTGGCGGGGAATACACCGCCGTTGAACGCGAAATGCTGAACATCCAGTTCGAGATGAGCGACCAGATCGACATTCTAAACCGCCGTCTTGAATGGATGGGCTGCAGCGCAATTGCCACTGGCACTGTTACCATTAAAGGCGAGGGTTTCCCGACCACTGTCGTTGATTTTGGCCGTGACCCTTCCCTGACCATTGTTCTGAGCGGTTCAGACAAATGGCCGACCAGCGTAGACGCTGGTGCCACCAATACTCAGCCAACGGATGATATTGAAACCTGGCAGGCATTGATTCTGCAAAAGTCTGGTGCGCAGGCGACGGATATTGTCTTCACCAACAAATCATGGAAGGCATTCAAATTGGATACTTCGCTCAAAGGGGCGATTATCTTGCCAGCACAAAACTCGTCAGGGAACATCATTAACCCAGGCCCGCAGATTGTGAAGGGTGCTGTTTGTAAAGGTTATTGGGGACAATACACACTCTGGCTTTACAACGATTGGTTCATTGATCCAGATACCGGTATTGAAACCCCGATGATCGCCGATGGTTCAGTTGTTATGTCAGGGCCGGATCTGATGGGCACTCGAGCTTTCGGTGCCATTATCGACCCTGAATTTAACTATGGGTCGATGGCTTATGCGCCAAAAAGCTGGATCCAACCGGACCCTGCACAACGCTTTGTGTTGATGCAGTCTTCCCCAATCGTTATCCCAAGCCGGGTTAACGCGGCCCTTTGTGCGACGGTGGTGTGATCATGGCAAAAGATAAAGTCGAAGCAGCCTCTGAGGCCGCTGATCTGGTCAGCGTGGTTGTTCTCAAGGGTAAGCATCTTCGCCATGACGGCGAGGAATACTCTCAGAATACGCGTGTTCAGTTATCAGAAGCGGATTCAAAGCGTCTCATTACGCTGGGCTTCGTGAAGTCTCTGTCTGATTTGCAACAGGAGCTGGAAGGTGCTGGCTCGCAGGAAGTTTCTGTGACCCAGGCGGATAGCCAAACCACTATCACCACTTCAGACCCAGCAACCCCAACGTCTGAGAACGGAGCGGCCTGATGGGTATCAACTGGGATCAGCATCTACTACAGCCGCTTCATACAGTATTTGGTGACCCGGTTGATTTCCGGCCCGCAGGTGGATCTGCCTATACCATCAGCGGGATTTTCGACCGCGCTTATACGCAGGAGGTTGAGCCTCTGGATGATGGCAGCACGGTAAACACGACGTCTCCCGTCCTCGGTGTGCTGGACAGCCAGTTCAGCGTTCCACCGAAGAAAGGTGACCGGGTATTTATCGGCATTGTCGGCGGCGATCCGGTGAACACGTTGTTTACCATCGCCGATATCCAGCCGGATAGCCACGGTGGCTCAAAGCTCATTCTAAACAGGGTGAAGGTATGAATGCTGCAGCATTACGGCTACTTGTGATTGGCGCGCTGACCGGTAAAACGGACGCCGCCGACCGCGTTTATTCACCGCGCGATTGGGCGACGTCGGAAGACATGTATCCGGTCATTCTTGTACAAACCCCTTTTGACCTCAAAAACTCCCTCGGGCGTAACGTGCCGCAATTTACGACAGTGACCACTGTCCGGATTACCGGCCGCCTGCAGGAGCTTGATGAGATTGATCAGGATAACGGTGCGGCAAAAGCCGAAGAGGCGCTCGAGCAACTGCGTGAACAGATTGAACGAGCGGTGATAAACAGCTACGAACTCACCCGGCAGACGCAGCAGTTTTTGCAGGTTCGTTCGACCATCGATATTAACGCGGGCGGTGAAGGGCACACCGCTCAGTTACTGATGGAGCTGGATATCGAATATTACCAGGGCCCGGAAGAATTTTACCCCATCGAAGCGGATCCGCTTCAGGGGATCGATGTCACTATTATCGAGCCTGACGGCACGCCTGAAGTCGGCGTCACCATCGACCTGCCTCAATAACATTCTGGAGTATCCCATGTTTGTAAAACCCGTAGCCGGGCGCACTGTGCGCGATCCGGTTAAAGGCACCTTTTTGCCCTTAGAAGGAGCAGAGGTAGCCGAGAGTACGTTCTGGAACCGGCGGTTACGCGACGGGGATGTTATTACCGTTGACACTTCCACACCGGTCGCGAAATCGACGGCAGTAGCAAAAAATACCGATGCTTCTGTCATCACCGACAAATCAGCCGCTTCAACTGATACCGGGAGTGCAAGCTAATGGATTTCCAAAATATTCCCAGCAATCTCCGTACGCCGCTTTTCTTTGCGGAGTTTGATAACTCACAGGCGAATACCGCGACTGCAACACAGCGCACACTGATCATCGGCCAGATGCTGACGAATGCTGCAGTGAGCCCAAACATTCCCGTTATTGAATCATCAGTGTCTAACACCGCCGGTATTTATGGCGCAGGGTCGATGCTTCATAACCAAATGACGGCTTATCTGGCAAACGATATCTCCGGTGAAATTTATCTGCTCCCGTTAGTTGATGGTTCTTCGATGGTTGCGGCCACCGGCACCATAACGTTAACCTCGGCACCGAGTGAAACCGGTGTGATTTCACTGTATGTCGCAGGAACGCGCGTGCAAACCACCGTATTGAGCACCGATAGCGTGACAACGATGGCCACCGCGCTGGCTGCGGCAATCAATGCCACCATCGCATTGCCGGTAACGGCTGCATCGGCTGCCGGTATTATTACGCTGACGGCAAAAAACAAAGGCACGCACGGCAACAGCATCGATTTGCGACTGAATTATCTGGGCAGCGCCGGCGGCGAAGTTACGCCGGATGGCCTGGGTATTACGCTCACCGCACTGACTGGCGGTGCTGGCGCGCCGGATATGACGACCGCGCTGGCAAACCTGGGCGATCGGACTTTTGATTTCATCGTCACCCCGTACACCGACACAACCTCTCTGGATACGCTAAAGGGGTTATTGTCTGACAGCACTGGCCGCTGGAGTTACGCTTCGCAGCTTTACGGCCACTTTTTCGGCGCATTATCTGGAACTTATGGGCAGCTGACTACGCTCGGCGAGGCCCGCAATGATCAGCATGCCACTTTGCTGGGCGTTTACGACTCACCAACCCCGGCCTATGTCTGGGCCGCCGCCGCCACGGGTGCTGTAGCGGGAAGCCTGCGTAACGACCCGGGCCGTCCTCTGCAAACGCTTACGATTTCTGGCGTACTGGCACCACCTCTGGCTTCTCGTTTCGAGTTGACCGAGCGTAATAACCTGCTTTACAGCGGCATTTCGACTTTCACGGTGGCTGACGACAACACGGTGCAGGTGGAAAACCTGATCACTACCTATCAGACCAATAAATACGGGGATGCCGATGACAGCTATCTGCAGGTGGAAACGTTGTTCCTGCTGATGTTTGTCACGCGCTTTATTCGCACGCAGGTGACATCGAAATTTGCGCGCATGAAGTTGGCAGCAGACGGCACTAAGTTTGCACCTGGCTCTTCTATTGTGACGCCGAACATCATCCGCGCGGAGCTGATCGCGCAGTACACACAGCTGGAATACAACGGCTATGTGCAGGATTCAAAAGCCTTCGCCGCCGGTCTGATTGTGACGAAAAGCACGACCAACCCGAACCGTGTCGACGTGTTGTGGGATGGTGTGCTGATCAACCAACTGCGCGTCTTTGCACTTCTCAACCAGTTCCGCCTGCAAGCCGCGGCGTAAGGAATAACAATGGGTGATACCTCTAACCGCCTGGCGGGCACCGCGTCGGTGACGACCAATGGCGTCACAATCATGGTCGCCGGGCAGTTCAAATACAGTCCTTCAACCGTAAAACGTGAAACCCTGACCGGGATGGATCGCGTTCATGGCTATAAAGAAAAGCCTTCCGCGCCGTATATCTCCTGTCAGGTTCGTGACAGCGGTGGCACCACGGTGGCGGATTTTAACGACATGACCGATGTCACCGTGGTGGCTGAACTCGCCAACGGTAAAACGATTATCGGCACCGGGATGTGGACGGTCGAATCGCAGGAAGTGGACAGTGAAGACGCCGTGTTCGATGTTCGCTGGGAAAGCTTCTCAGTCGTGGAGAGCTGATCGTGGAAGAGCAGGAAAAAAGTATCGTTATTCCTCTGGATAAACCGCTGACGGATGCCAGCGGTAAACTGGTCTGGGAAAGCATTCCACTGCATGAACCGGCGCTCATCGAAGTGAATCAGTTCTTTGATAAGCAGAAGGCGGACGGTGCGCTGGCCGCGATGGGGCTCCTTATCTCGCTGTTATCGGGGATCCCGCCGCAGGTTGTCAGGCGCATGCCGTTTACCACTTTCAAACAGTGTGAGGGTTTTCTTCTTACCTTCTTAAATTACCTCCCCGAACCCGTCACGACGGTTGAAAGCAGCACGGTGATCGTGCTGCCAAAAGTCCTTCAGGATGGCAAAGGGGAGCAAAACTGGGCAGGTATCGATCTGGGTGAACCCTGTCTTGACCAGGTGGACCAGTTTTATAAAACCCAGACAGTGAAAGGCGGTCTGGCGGCGATGTCCGCGCTTATCGCTGAAATCTCCGGCATTCCGGCGCAGGTCATTAACCGCCTGCCGTTTACGGACTACAAACGCTGCGAGGGTTACATGCTGGGTTTTTTAAACTTCTCCCCGACGGCGGGAGATGGCGTGAACGCATCGCAGATGTGACGTATTACTACGGCTGGGGGCCAGATCAGGGCTGGGGAATGACGTGGTCGAAGCTCAACTGGTGGCGGGATCAGGCATTGCGCATCAATAAGGTAAAGGAACGCGATTAATGGCTAATGTGTTTGATTTCCAGCTCAAAGCGGACGATCAGGTTTCTCAGTCTATTCAGAACATCGATGATGCGGTGAGGAAACTGACGCCCCAGCTCAATGATGCGCAAAAAGTTGTGCAGCTCGGCGGTCGCCGTTCCGCAGAAGGCCTTGATGAAGTCAGTGGCCGCCTGAATAAACTGGCAAAAAACGCCCGGGATGGTGTGCAGTTTGTCGGGGACCTGGTTCCCCCCCTGAAAATGGTGGGTGGCCTGACTTTAGGGCTGGGCGGGCTGGCCACGGTCATAAACGGCGTCAAAACGGGGATCAAAGAGTACGCGGATTCTGGATATAAAATTGATACTACCGCCAAAAACATCAGCGCAACGACCCGGGCTTATCAGGAACTGACCGGTGCCATGATTGAAAACGGGGCAACGCGGGATTCTGCGGAGAGCTCTGTTACCGGTCTTTACCAGCGTGCCAACGATGCGCTTAACGGTCGGGATGATCCTTTTAACGCCCTTCTGGCACAAATGGGCGTCAAGATCAGCAAAACCAAGGAGGGTATGGCCGACGTCGTAAAACTGATGGATGACCTGAATAAGGCCATGCTTCAGCAGTCCCCCGCCCGGCAGTCCGTGATTGCGCAGGTGGGGCAGTTCTCGCCGGAACTTCTGAACTATCTGCGGCAAAGCACCGAACAGGTCCAGCGCCTTAAAGATCAGGCGCAACGTGACGGTCTGATTTTTTCTGATAAAGATGTGCAGAATGCCCTGGCGTTCCGCAACCAGGTCAATCAGATTTCAGCATCGTGGGACGGCATGCTGATGAAGGGGCAGGCGTGGCTGGGACAGGCCCCGATAGTTCAGAAAAGTTTTGATGATGCTTCCCAGATCATGCAGCACGGGTTCGATGCCGCAACGGTCGGTTCCCTGATGACGTGGAACAGCGGGGGAAAGCAGGCCGACCGCCTGCGCGATGCTCAAAAAAATGACGCGTTTAAAAAAACGCTGTCGTGGGATGAAAAACTGGATCTCCGTTTAGGCTATGCCTCCGGCGATCTGGTCAAAAAGCTGAACAGTTTTTATGGCCCGACGGATAAGGCCCGTCAGTTACAAAAGGATGTGCAAGGGCTGTATGTCAGTCAGCCGGGTGCCGTTCAGCAATCGGGTGAAAATGGTCATTTATTTTCGCAATTAGAGTCAAAATATAAATTACCGCAGGGAACGCTAAACAACGTCTATCAGGCCGAGTCAGCGGGCGGAAAGTATATGTTTTCTCCTGCTGGCGCTGAAGGCCCGTTTCAGTTTATGCCGGCGACCGGACAGCAGTATGGGCTTAATAATCGCGCTGACCGTATGGATACCGGAAAGTCAGCTGAGGCGGCCGCCCACTACTTATCTGATCTTCTGACCCAGTTTGGCGGCGACATGAAAAAAGCGGTTGCCGCGTATAACTGGGGTCCTGGGAACGTTAGCAATCAGGGGCTTAATTATGCACCGAAAGAGACGCGTGACTATCTGGGTCGAGTGATGCCCGGGCTTCCCGATTTTTACGATACGTCTGTGGACAGTAATCCAACAGTATCTGAAGACTCAACTTCGGGAAGTAATTTAAATACCCATAACGAAACGAATATCAACACGCCATCATCATCTTCGGTGGGTGCCTCCGGCGGTGGCGTCGATGTCAAACAAGTTGCTGACGTCTTATCTAAGGTGTTGAAAGACAATAAGAACGAAATTGAGCTGACGCTGATTAATGGACGAACCGGGGAACGTAAAAAAATCTCCGGTGCCGGCGGTAAAGTAACCACGGCAATGCCCATGCCCTGACATATCAACCTGACCCGCTTCGGCGGGTTTTCTCTTTCTGGAGGACAGGATGCCACTGTTACAAAACGCGCTGTCTTCGCTGTTAGGATTTTCGGGCGACAGCTGGAACTGGCAGGAACATATTCATCCTGCGTCATTCCGCGGCGTGCCCTTTGCAATTATTGATGCGGATGGCAATTTTGGCCGCCGGCAGGCCGTCCATGAATACCCCTATCGCGATACGGTCTGGGTCGAAGATTTGGGGCGTTCTACCCGCCGTCTGACCTTAAACGGATTCATTATCCAGTCCAGCCTGATCTACAGCGCTGCGGATGTCATGACTCAGCGGGATAATCTTATCGCCGCCTGTGAAAGCGCG